GCATCCTTATTCATTATTGAAGAAATTGCAACTTAATTAAAATGTCTGAAATTAAAACCACAAAGATAATAGGAGAAACTGGTGTTGATGCAGTCAATTTTACCAGTGGTCTAAACGTAACTGGTGTATCTACTGCCACAAATGTATCAACCGCAAGTTCGGTAACTGCTGGTACTTTTTATGGAAATGGTGCAGGATTGTCAAATGTAACTGCAGGACTCTTATTGAGGAAAACAGCTTATGATATTCCTAGACAATCTATTGGTCATGCCAGTTTTCCATTAGATGATACTATTCCACAAATATCTGAAGGTACACAATTTTTCTCCCAAGCATATACTCCATCAACTGCCAATTGTGATTTGTATATTTATTGCTCTGCTGGTATAAGAGAACGTACAAACGTTGCAGATGATGTGGGTATGGCATTATTCATCAGTGATCAAACAGATGCATTAAGAGTAGTGACTGGATTTATGCAAGGGTATGGTCATGGAGAACATCTTCATCTTTATCATAAAATGCCATCTTGGGGTGTATCAGCAAAAACATTCTCACTTCGATCACATAAAGCAAATTCTGTAAATTTCCAAGCATTATATGGTGGATATCCATCAGAAAAATTTTCAGCAGCTGCTTCAGGAACTTTATTCATTATTGAAGAAGTTTCTACTTAAGTAAACAATAAATAATTAAATGGCATCAGAAATTAGAGTAAATAAAATAACGCACACCGCAGGTGTTGGTACAATCACAACCAACGTTGATGGTATTGTTGTTGCTGGTATTGTAACTGCAAATAGTTTTAGTGGTGCTTTCACAGGAGATGGTAAAAGTCTAACAGGAGTTTCTGGTCCAGAGGTGTATGGTTTCACTGGAATTGGAAGTAATTTACAGGTAACTACAACAAATAGAGGTGCTGATAATATTACTGGTGATCAATATGCAGCATTTGAACAAGTATTGTTCGCACCATCTGGTATGACTTTTAGTATAAATAATGATGGGAATCTAATCGCAACCTTCTGATAACATGGCAACAATTGATTTAGGCAAAATAAAACAAGTTTTTCGAGGGACGTATGATAACTCAACAGCATACGTCCCTGATGATTTAGTTACGTTTACCGATAATAATATTACATCGACTTATATCTGTACGACTGCATCAACTGGAAACAATCCATCATCTGGTGGAACAGCACACGCAAACTGGGCATACTTAGCAAAAGGTGTTGCAAATCCAATACCTGATCAATCTGGTCAGTCAGGTAAATTTTTAAAAACCAATGGTTCAGCATTATCATTTGATACTGTTAGTCAACCTATTAGATCAGTACATAGTAAGAGAGACGGAGGTAGGCATAGTGTAAACACAGTACACGCAGGTAACACTTGGTCTAGTATGACTTCTTACTCACAACTAGAAACTACAATAACTCCTGTAGATGCTAATAGTAAATTCCATATTACTGGTATGTTGCATTTTCATCACGACAGTGACTATGCAGGTACAATAGTAATTACATTTACACATGGTGGTACTGAAAGGGCTGTTGTAGCGGATTCACATGGAACTATAAAACGTACATTAAAGGGCGAACATGGAAATAATGGTTCTACAGATATGCAAGGTGCATTACCTATAGATTTGATAGTAGAACCAAACACTACAAACCAAATAGTTTTTAAAGTTAGGATGGCTACTTTCTCTTCTGGTAAACCTTGGTATTTAAACAGAACTTCGGGTAACTCAACTGACACTTCTGACGGAGGAGACGTTATGACTTCTTGGACTATTACTGAATTAGATGGTTCTCTTGTTACTGTTAGCAATAATTCATCAGTTCAATCTGCACAAACATAGGAGATTAATTATGAAATACGACATTACACACGCATTAGTTGAATTACATCCTAATTCAAATTGGGTTTGTTGGAACTCAAATTATGCAGGTTTAGAATGGAATGATTCTAGTAAAACAAAACCAACAGAAGAAAGTTTAAATGCAAAAATAGCAGAACTTGATGCAGCAGAGCCATTAAAACTTCTTCGTGAAGAAAGAAATAAAAGACTTGCTGTAACTGATTGGCGAGCTAATGGAGACTTAACATTATCTGACGAGTGGAAAGCTTATCGTCAAGCACTTAGAGATATGACTACACAAACTCCTAAGTTAGATAGCAACTATAAACTAGATTTAACTTCGGTTACTTGGCCAACTGAACCATCTTAAATTGAAAGTATAATATAATGTCTGACATCCGATTTAACAACTGGAAACATCAATCGGGCACGGGAGGTGTCGTACAGGATGCCGCTGGTAAAGTAGGAATTGGATCTACACAACCTACATCTATGCTTGATGTTGGTGGTGATGGTAAGTTTACTGGTGTTGTAACTGCCACATCTTTTAGTGGTAGTGGTGCGAACCTAACTGGTATTGATGCATCTGCAATTAAGTTTGGTGGAGCAGTTAAAGCACAAGCAAACAACAGTGGTGTCGTAATCACTGGCGTTGCTACTGCGACTAAGTTTGTTGGTGATGGTTCAGGATTAACAGGTCTTCCTTCAGGTAGTGAATTTAATTTTGGAACTACTGGTATTACAACCACAAAGAATCTTGGTGTAAATACAACCACAGTTGATAATTATGAAACAGTTGGTGCTGCAAATTCATTTAGAGGTATATACATCGGTGATGGTTCACTTATCTTTAATGCAAGATTAGATAATCCAAACGGATATTATATTGGAACTGGTCGAAACGCACTAAACGCAGGACCAATTACATTAGGTTCAACCATGACACTTGACGGTGCATGGGTTATCGTGTAGTATAGGAGAGTTATGACGATTACATTTCATCCAGACGGAAGAGTTGAAGGAAGTGGTGCTGCTAACTTTGGATCATCTGGAAATATAATTCAAACAGTCATCGCATCTGCACCTCAAGGTGGTAGTTCTATTGGATTAACTGGTAGTATTACTAATCCTACTTTCCTTCATAGTGATGCAAAGGTAACAATCACACCACAACGATCTAATTCAAAAATTTTATTAACTTGGGCAGCACAAATTCGTTTAAATCCTAGTTCTTATGGATTTGTTGGTGTTTTTTATTCAGCAAACAGTAATATGTCATCTCCAAGTGTTGTTGAAAAATATAGATCTGGTAACATCAATGAAACTTACAGAACAGTAGATAGTTCTCATTATATGTTCCAATCTTGGAGTCGTTCATGCGTGGACGAAACTGTTTCTAATACTAATACAAGATACTATAATGTTGGTGGTTATGCAGCGGGTGGTGGAATGGAACACGGAGATAATGGAGTAACTTGTACATTAATGGCTCAAGAGATTGCAGCTTAACTTATAAATAAAATTATGAAATATGATATTACTCACGCATTATCAGTATTAAAACCAGGAGCAGAGTGGACTCTTCTTGGTGAGGATTATACTGGTCTTACTTGGTTAAGTAGTGAACAACAACCAACAAAACAAGAAATATTTGATAAGATTGCAGAACTTGATGCAGCAGAACCAATGAGATTATTGCGTAT